AGTTTATTTAGAACCACCAGATCCAAAAGTAACTGTAGACTTCCTCTCCATAAAGATAGGCATTCTAGAATCACTTTGGCGCATTAAATTATTATCTACAGCTTCTGTTTGAGCAGCGGTTTGGTTATTTTCATAAGCCATACGCTGAGCTACAATCTCTTCAGGAATCTTGCAGAGTAATAATCCGCCAATCTCGATATTGTCTTTATAAGGACCTTCACGAGAGGCTAACAGTTTGTATTGCGGTTGTTCGTCTACATGCACGGGTTCCCAACCTTCACGAAATTTCGCAGAAATGTTACGTGGGTCAGAAGCGTTCAACATTGATACACGAATCCAGCGATAAGCAAAACCAGCTTGTTTATCAGGCTCAGGGAGAAGTTCAGGAGGCATCCACTGTTTAGGACGCTCTTGTAATTCACGGTTTTCTAGTTCGCGTTGTAATCTATTTGTTGCCATTTTTAAACCTCCAATTTAACGAATTCACGGGCGTATTGCTCTGGTGTTATACCAAGCTTCTTTGCTATAGCTTGCGCTGATTTAGTAAGTACAATTTTTTTAGACGCTGTACTTCTTTTTGCAGGGGCTACTACCGTGCTCAGTTTTGACGTACGTTGAGGTTTTTCCTCATCGTTTTTTATTGCTTCCCCAAGCTCATCCGGAAACCTGGTTTTCATTTCATTGTCAATACGTTTGTAGTATTCGTCAGTACCGACAAAACTCATACCGTATTTATTTTGCAGCTCTTCGTGGTATGCCTCAGCGTATATCTTCATCCGTTTTTTATTCGGATCGACAAACCACTGATTCCGTGACACCCACTGCGCAAGTTTGTCATCCATAGGAGTTTGAACTGGCGCTTGATACTGCTGTACTGGTATTTTTACATTGTTTTGATCATTTTGTACAGTATTTTTAAACTTTTTTGCTTTATCAAGTTTAATCTGTGCTTTGACCATACTTTCTTGTGCTTTTAAGAGCCTATCAGCATCGCCAGAATCATAAGCATCTTTATAATCCTGTTTTGCTTTTTCTAACTCAGCTTTTGCGGCTGATTTATAGTTAGAATTTAGCTCTTTTTCGCCGCTCTTCAACATACTTTGGAGGCGTTTATTCTCGGCTAAAATAGCGTGAGCAGCCCTTAAAGCCTCCTGTTGCTCGCGCAACGCAGCTTCTTTTGCCCTTCTTTCTTCATGCCAAGCCTTTTTATACTGAGAAAATTTCTCTTTTACATTTTTAGAATAATCTTCTGACTCATCTAGATTTTCTAATTGATCCTTTACATCTGCATCTATAGGTTTTCTATTACGGTCTTCTTTAGGGGTATCATCAACGATATCAATCGTAATATCCTCTTCACCGTCAGACTCTAAAGAAATGTCAAGTTTGTCATCAACTCCATTTTCTATTTCATCTGGAAATTTGTATGCTTCTACCATATAACCTCCTTATATAAATTTACGGGTAATTCCGCGAGGGTCTTGTACAACTGCCTCAACAGAATCATCATTAATAATGCGAAACTCACGCCCATGAATTACTAGACGTGTACCTGCATTGGGGCGAGTCAATACAAAATCGCCTTCCTTACAGTAAGGCCCAGTAGGGAATCTTTCAGGGTCTTTATAACAGTCCGGGCCCATCTTAACTACAAATAAAACCGTAGTTAATATCTCGTCGTGTCGTATAGTTTCGTCTGACTTAAGAATGCCGTTATCAAAAGCTTTTTCTGCTTCAGGTATCGCACATAAAATACGATAGCCTTTTGGTTCAGGAAGTTGTTTAGCTTTTTCTTCTGCTTCTTTCATTATTGAGTTTAAATCTATTGCTTTACTAAAATCTACTGCCGTATGATTACTCATCACTTCGCTCCAGTCGTCGTTTAAGGTCCGTTACGTATTCTCGTGCGGTAAGTAGACCTTTCACCTCACCACATACTTTTTTATACTCTTCAAAAGTATCAACACGTCCGTCTGCTAATGCCTCTTGAAGTTGTATAACTTTCTCATTTAACTCTCGTGTTATATGAGTTAATGCTGTATCAGCATCCATTATTTAGTTTCCTTTTTGGGTTGTTGCTTAGGTTGTTGCTTTGCCTGCTTAGCTTGTGCTTCAGCTTGCTTTGCTGCTAATTCTCTCTGTGTATTCGTTTGAATATGAGTTACTTCTTTCTGATGAGCGTGCTGCTCACGTGCTTTATGTACATCAATAGCAAGTCTTGCGCCGTCAGTTTCTTGCTGAGTACGTTCTTTACTCTTAGCTAATTGTGCTTGGATAGCCATCTTCGCGCCTTCAGTTTCTTGTTGCGCAGTAATTCTTAGTTGTTCAATCTCAAGCTGTTTCATCTTAAGTTGTGCATCGATCTGATCTTTTTGAGCTTTCCGTTGCTGCTCTTGCGCCTTAATTTGCAACTCTTGCTGTTGTAGCTGGATGATCGGATCTTGCGCCATCTGCTGATTTTGTTGTTGTTTAGCTAGTTGTTGTGACTGCTGTAATATCTGCTGAGCAGCCTGAGCAGCCATCTGTGATACTTGTACCTCCATCTCAGGGGACATACCTTGTTCTTCATCATCCTCATCATCTGGCATTGGTGGCAAGGTTCTACCCATCTTCTCTTCAATCTGCTTGCGATACTCCATACCAAAATGCTCCATGACGTGTGCCGACACAGCCGCTTGAATCTGTTGAGCAAGTTGTGGATTTGACTGTAACAACATCTGAACATGAGGGTCTTGTATCATCGACTGATGGGAAGTAATATGCGCCTGATGGTCTTGATAAATAAAAGCTTTGACAGGTTTACTAGTTAGTAAGTTCTGATTCTCCGTTATAGGATCGCGGGGCTTCATATCCTCTGGCATTGGTACTAACTTCTGATAATTCTTGATTCCCAACACTTCTAACATCTGACGATGTAAGAGTGGTAGATCATAGAGCTGCGGTGCGGTCTGAGCGAGTTGTAGAGCTGCTTGATACTGCACTACTTTTTGCGCCATAGTAGAGGCGTTGGGATCGGACACTGGGAGAACAAAGACCATATCGTAGTCTGACTGTTTAGCCATACGTGAACCTTCTGTCGGTTCATACTCGTATTCTTCTGGTGTGTAATCTCTGATAATATCTTTAAGAAGCTGAAACTCTTGTTTCATCGCATAGTGGATACGAGCTTGTATCGCACTCATGGTTTTAAGCGTTCTTTCTAAGATAGCTAATGTTGTACCAACAGGAGCATTGGCGCTCATGTCTGAGGCTTGAATCTCTGCTGAACCAGCGAACTTACGTGCTTCTTCTATGATAGTCTGGAACAACTGATATAAAACTGTACTTGGTTCTTTATATGGCAGCGGTAACATATTGTCACGCATAGAACCTGACGGAATATCTACGTCTCGCCATTCGCCTGGGGCTATCGGTGTGTCATCTCCCTTAATACGCATTCCGCGGGCTTTATAGCCACCTGGCAAATTGGATAATGTTCCTGCATCCACGAGTTGGCGTATAAGACTTGTACCAGACTTAGCAAAAGCGCCAATAAGGTGGATGAGACCAAAAGCATAAAAACCAAAACCTGGAATGTATGGGTAATGTACAAAGTGATTTCTCTTGCGGTATGTTTCATCTTCTGGCCTCCAATTACGACGAATTGCAAGTATAGTGCCAGTACCTTTTTCTATAGTAATAACATAAGGTAAGCCTATACCTGTTGCTTCTTCATCTTCATCTTTATGCTCAAACCCCGGAAGATCAAGCTCCACGTGCATCTCTAATAACTTAAACCTATCATCTGCAGTTGCTCTAAACCCTAACTTTTCTGCGATTTTTTTCTCAATCTCGTCCATGACTTGCGCAGGTGTACCCAAGTCAACATCTCTATAAAAGCCTTCATGCTGTAACTTTAAAACGTCGTTTTCTGATTTACGCATCACATGCGTGACACGTTCAGCTGACTCTAAGCTAGAAGCTCCATAGGGGACAACCACATCTTCTGCCTGTACATATATAGATACTTGTCTTTGTAATGATGGATCAAAATAAACTTTCTTGAACGCATTACCTGCAAGTCCTAATCCCCACAACATTCTCTCATGCTCTGGGCGATACTCTTTCATTACGTCTGTAATCTGATAGTTCATGTCATCTTTGACACGTTCAGCTGCGGCTTTTTTCTCTGGGGTTTCTTTACCGATAATCTGGGTTTTAACTGGGCCTGATGCGGGGAAAGTCTCCATCATTGTTTCTGCTTGGAACTTAACAACTGCTTCTGCTAATAGTGGATGATATACACCACAAGCACCTTCCCACGGCTCACTTCTTTCTTCAATCTTTAAGCCTAGTAACTCTAGACCATCTACATATGTTTGTATCCAATCTTTTCTACTAGCTACATCATTGTCATAATCTGCTATAAGTTCACTAGCTAAACTTGATAAAACATGATCATCTAGCTCTTCAGCCAAATTCTGATCAAAGTCATCAGGCTCATCATCTTTTTCTATTCTTAATAATGGCTCTCCATCGATACCAATCTCTACGGCTTCAGGATCTTCAATATGAATTTCTAAAGGCTGCTCTTCATCATCACCTAGCTGATTAATCCCTTGCGGGGCTGTATATAATGCTTTATCCATTGCCATAATCTATCCTTTTAAGGTCGCCCTATTTGTTTTAGGGTTGTACGAATACGAATCTTTTTCTTTACCAGACCTCTTAGAAGCCCTATCTAACGCACGTTGCTCAGCTGTCATATTATTACGCTTTGCCCCCTGTGCAGTAAATGTTTTGCCATCAGCCATTAAATCACCTCTATCTTTAAGGATATTAATAGCCATATCTCTATTACCAACTTGCGCGGCTAATCTATCTATTAGTTGTCCTTTTCCCATAAATTTCTGAGTAGCCATAATCTATCCTTAATAATATGCCACTTTCTTGCGGTATTTGTACAAGAAATCATCTTCCGGTTCGTCGTTTGGTAGACGTATAAACCCACCCTGCCTAAAACGTAGTAATGCCAATGTAGTAGAGTCTACCAAATCATCGTTTACTCCGCTAGGAAAATCATTACATTCCTCAATTACTTCCTTCGCCCACCTGTGCGAGGGAGCCCAAACAACCCCGCCCGAAAACAAATCTGAAACCGCATTAACCCGCGCGATTTTGTCTTGCCCCTTGCCAGGTGTGAACTCTTGTGCTGGTATACCCATACGCCTAAACTCTTGGTACAGCGCCGCCCCGTTGGACTTCTTCTCAACCATGAACGCATCTGGCTGCCATTCTTTGTACTCTTCAAGTACAAGTTTCTTAAGCTCCGGAAACTCTAGTCGTTTCTTAATTGCATTGAGAAGAATAATATTGTAGTTGTTAACTTCTTCGTTGAAGAATACTCCCCACGTCGTAATCGCATTGTAGTCCGATCTATTATTAGCTTCTTGTGCCGCATCCAAAGACATAATAATATACTCGCATTGAGGTGGCTCACCCTCTTCCCAGATATTCCACCACTCTCTTTTAATCAGCGCACCTTCTTCTGATACGGGATTCTGCATAAACTGAGCATTCCAATATCTTATGTCTAGCACCGCTTTTTTAGCTAATAACTCTTCAACTGGCCAAAACTCAGGCCAAAGAGATGTACCGTCTTCCTTAATAGCAGGGAATTCAACAACTTCCCACGGCTCAACAACGTCCCCTTGAGTCTCGTTTTGCTCCATCTGTTTAATAACTTGCCCTGTCAAATCTAACTTTGACCAACGAGTCATCACGATAATAATCGCACCACCAGGCATAAGACGCTGGATAGGACCAGATTGGAACCACTCCCACGCAGGCAGAAAAACCTCGGCTCTACCAGTCTTAGCCTCCTGTTCTGAATGGGGGTCGTCAATAATAAACAAGTCAGCCCCGCGACCAGCAAGGGCTCCACCGACACCGATTGCAAAATATTCACCATTAAAATTAGTCCCCCATCGTGAGGCTGATTTACTGTCAGCTTGCAATTCTACTTGCGGAAAAATGTGCTTATACGGATCTGAGCCAACGAGATTCCTAACACGACGTCCAAAATTAACAGCAAGGTCAGCCGTGTGAGATGCCATGATGATTTTTTTCTGGGGGTACTTCCCGAGAAACCATGCTGGGGCCAAATAGGATATGAGCTCCGACTTACCATGTCGCGGAGCAATATTAACGATGACACGTTTTTTCTTTCCGTTAGCAATATCTTCAAAAATTTGAGCCAGTTTGAGATGGTGAGGCCCGACTTTATAGCCTGGATACACATGTTTAACAAAGTCCAAAAAGGATATTTTTCCTCGTTTTTGTGTGAGAAGCTCATCATATTGCTCCAATAAATCTTTTGCTTTTCGTTTAATTTCAAGCGGAGTTTTAGGGTTTTTTACCACTAATCGCAGTTTAAATAGCTGCTCCTGGGTGAGTTTGAGCTCACTCATGGTTTTTTACTTCATCAAAGACTTCTTTTGCTTCAACATCTATATACTTATCTTCTACTTGGTCTAATAAACTGAGTAATTCTGTCTCAACTTCTTCAATAGTCTGGATTTTTACTGTTAATTCACTACGTTTCTTAAAAGCATCGACTCCATCTACCTCACCAAGCGTTCGTAAAGCCGTAATTTTGGTCTTAACGTCCTTAGCTGCCTCTACAGAATGCACTAATTGGTTAACTACGTAGGTTTTTAGCTCAGCAAGGTCATTAACAATAGACACATTCATCTGTGCAACCATGCCAGCTAGCATTGCAAGCGTTTCATTAGGATATTGATTGAATTCTGGGCGGAATTTTGGG